TTCTTTATTCTCCAAATGTTTAAATATAACATATTTCTCATCTATAAATATATCTTATATTATTTTTTGTTAATTATTATTCGTCAACAATACCCAACTTACCAATATCACCTCTTGTTGGGACTGCCACCCTAGTAGCACTCTTTCTAACAATAAATGCTGCGTCACCATCTATTGTTGTGCTTCTTGTGTTTTTTACACCCTCGTAAAAACTATTATTTAAAGCAGTAACCTCATCATATTTAGGGTCAATATCAGTTTTTACTAATGACCTTGATGTAAATAAATTTTGTAGTAAATCTCCGTCAGGAAATAAGATTCTATTTTGTGCACTAGTTCCAATTCTAACACTATTATCAAATTCAACAGAACTTGTATAGAAAAATTTACTGACTTCATTATGAAGTGATAATCTACCTTGTGTTATTATTGAACCTGTAACCTCTTGAAATACTCTGTCTGGCCCACCTATTTTTGCTGAACCACTAATATATAAAGAATTGTCAGAATAGTTATCATTAAAATCAAATTTATATAATGATGGTCTTTCTAAAATATCTAAACCAGCATCTATTTGTGAACTGAAGTTTGGAAAATCTGACTCAACTCTTATTATTGAACGACTATCTTCGTGTTCAACCTCACCTTCAAAAGTTCCTATATCAATGGTATTTTCGAAGAAAGGTTCTTCAACCGATGGGTTACTTCTTTGAACAGGTGATTTTGGTCTTTCAAATATATTACCCTCGATAACAGTCCCTAAATTAGCCTTTGCACGAGCTGGTATTACTTTACGAAGTTGTTTGAAAATATTTTGGTCGTAGTATTTTATCAATCTAATGTAGTCGAAGAAATTATTATTACCAGAATATTTTTTAAAATATTTGTGTGATATATCTTTTAACTCACTATAATTTTCAGAAAAATTATCCCTTGGGTCACCAATGTATTCATTAAAATCAAGATTTGCAAAAGAACTAACTATATCTTCATTTATCACATCGACTGGTGAAAAGAAAATACCAAGTCGTGGTGAATCTAAAGGTGAGTAATCATTAACACTCGAATCAAATCTTTTTGTTAAGGATAAAGAAGCACCACTACCACTCAAATTATTTTTTTCTATTCGAATTTTTGTTGCGGTTCTACGATTCGGGCCATGATTGGGAACGATAGTTTTTGTTTTATCTATAACACTTTCAAAAGTGTTAGCACCTGCAAAACCTTTTGCACTACCTGTTGTTGCAGAGTTTTGATTTGGTTTACTATCTCTGATAGAAGCATTTTGTGCTAAACCACTATTATCATCAAACTGAAATCTCCTACTCAGATTATCATAGGACGAAGATACAGTATTACCAAAATAGGATTTCGGTGTAGCTACATGATTATCAAATGCGGTCTCGTTGAGCGGTTCACTCCATAATCTAAACTCCATCATAGAGCCAGAAAATCTATTAGAAGAAAATGAACCAGTATCATTACCACCAATGAATAAATTACCACTACCTGTCCATGCCGCATTATATGATTGTGATATTGAACTTGATATAATCAAACTCTCTCTTGATGCCAATCTAATCCTATCAAGACCAGAGTCGTATTTTTTAACTAATAAATCATACTTAAACGGGTCAGTTAATGTATCAGTATTTGTTGAAATTTTTCTTAAAGATGCGTCGTCAAAAAGAACAGATGTTTTTGGTTTTCTGTTTTCAAATCTCACACCAAGTTTAGTTGTTTGTGAAAATTTTATTTTTTTTGTGACGGTTAATTGTTTCCACTCTGTTTCGTTTAGACCCACATATTGTGAACTTTTTATACCACCATCTTGATATCCATACTCGTTCTCTTCTGTCCAATTGACTACTTCCTCGTTAGCATCTAATTCGAATAATACGATACTAGCTACTGAATCAACTTGACTACCAGAAGCTTTTGCAAACACACTAAAAGTATATTCATCACCAACACTTACATTTGCAACACTAGCATTATTACCAGGATATAAATTATCATCAGGGTTTTTATAAAATAATGAATATGATGTTGTGTCATCAGATGTGTTTGTATGTTTAAGTGATTTTGTGCCAGTCCTAGCGACATTTGAACTACTAACTATTTCTAATTTACCAAACTCTGCACTTCTACTACCTGTTATAAAAGGTGGATTGAAAAGGCCTTCATTGTTACCAACTTCAAAAGATGATGTCGGAAATAACTCGGAATTAATTTTTCTCTTTCTTAATAATACTGAATAGTAATCACCATCAAAAATTGGTAAAAGTGATGAACTTATTTCTTTATATCCATCCGAGCCAGATAACATAAAAGATACGGTTCCGTTGTTATCTGTCAATCCGTTGTTTTTTAATCTTATTGCAAAATCACTATCTTTTTGCACAAGAACTTGATTTGCGACATTGCTTGACCTAAATCTTAATTCTATTGATTCAGGTTTTCTCGAGGTGGTTCCGTCATCGTCCCAAGTGGTTTGAATAAATTGACCACCTCTAAATCCAAGGGCTCTTGTAAATTTTCTAGCTATTTCAAATTGTGCTTTTTGTTTATCTGATTCTAGTCCACCATATTCTTTAACTCGTAGAATTGAACTTGGTATACCGTAACAATTTATTATTGCTTTCAAAGAGTTTATCGTTCCCTTAGTTTTTAGAATATAAGGCATACTTGATATTAATCTCTTTGTAATCTCACGAGACATATCACTTTCTGTTTTTGATGTAAGTGAACCAGAAGTATAAAGTTTGAAAGAATTACCTTCAGCCTTTTGTCCAAAGCCGTATCTACTTAAATCTAAAAGGTCTTTACCATCTTGAATTTCCCAACCCATTGATTTTGCTAAATTAAAAACTAAATCTTTTGAAAATCCCTTCGTCAAATCAGATTGTCTATCTGTAATCTCTGATAAGTTTTTCGTATACAACCATAATTCGTCAAAGTGTTGACCAACCATATCCATAAAATCTAAAAATACAGAGTTTTGTGTATCTTCTCGTATGTGGTCTGGTAATAAATTTACTAATCTATTTGGATTTGTTTTATCATATAATGATGCAGAATAAATTTGACCAGTCTCACTATTTACAGAACCATACCAAGTAGTAAATTGTGTATTAGAAGAACTAACAGGCACATAAGGGTCAGCAAATGTTCCGGCACCAGTTTTCGGCCAACTAGCATCTCTTGATAAACCTAATGAACTTGAAAAATAAGATGAACTAACATTATATAGATAATTGTCATATCCATCAAAATTTGATTTTAAATTTCTTGTTCTGTTTTCATACAATGTTGCATCGGGTGAACCACTTGTCACTGCTGCAAAAGAAGAACTTTTTGCATTGTTTGATTCTATTTGTTGTATTTTATATTTAAAGTTTTCTAATCTTTTTTCTGCTGAGCTAAAATTCACAAAGTTTTTGTATTCACTATAATCTGCATTTAACTCGATTGGTTTTTGACTGCCTGTCAAAAATTTATCAAGGATTTGATTTTTGATATTTTTGTTAGATGTGACGAGTTCGTTAAAACTTTTTGCTGGTATTCTTCTCTCACTAACTGGTGATTCAACTTGTGCGGTATCAGGTGTTTTTAAAATCAGAGCACCCTCATCCTCTTGTTCATAAGGAAATAGTTCTACTGTTTCGACCACTTGTGGTAAAACTTCTTTAACCACAAATGTCTGTGACTTTACATCTATGTCTTCTGGTAAAGGTTCGTATAATCGAAATACTGCAGAGTATGGGTAAGCTGGGAACGTATCTCTATCTGATTTTACATTTGTTACTAAAAACTTATTGTCATCACCAAAATGTAGATAGGTATTTAAATCCTCAACATTATTATATCTATAGGATATTTTTATTTCATTAAATTGTGCATTCGGATTTAGTTTGTCCCTAACTGGTTGAACAATATTACGAAATGCACTCCAACTTTGATTTAATGTTAAAGTATTTCCTGCGGTAATATTTGTGACTTGAGCCACAAAGGGAACTAAATTTTCAATAATATTTTCGTCAATCTGTGCATTTTCAGCTTCATCGTTACTCATTATAACATTTAAGCTAATGCTGGTTACTTCGGTGTTATCACTCGTATCAATAACAGAAACTTTATATTGACCACCTATGTCATAACCTAAACTAATTAAATCAAACGTAAAATCTTCTTCAAATTGTGCGTGTGTGGATTTACTTCCTTGAGGTGGAGTTACTTCCCACTCCCATGCCTGAACACCACCTGACTCAGTATCTTGTTCATCCGAAAATGTCAACTTTACCGTATCACGGAGAGTTATTTCTTGTATGGTCTCTATGACCTCATTGTTATATAGAATAGTAGCGGACATCTTATACACCGTTTGGTTCTTTAATCACAGCTGGATAATATACAGTAGCAGTCTTGTTTTCCGCTGGATAATCAATTGTTAAACCGACACTATATCTTGCACCTCGTGATTTAAGTTCAACCTGAATTTCTCGTAAATCGTTACCTGAAATACCACGAGGGTCACTCGAACCGACTATAGCTACATCTTGTGCTTCAATGGTTCTATAATCACCATTACCTTTTACATCATAACCACCAATCTCCCATGTGTATTTCATTGTGACATCAGGTTTTGTGGATATACTTCTAAATGTTACAATCGTGTTGTTTCCTGGACTCTGTGCCGTATTTACCTCGACTGGTTGAAATGCGTTATCTATCTTCTTTATACCACGCATTCCTTGACTCCTATCCATATATTCTATGCCAGTCCTATCTGGTGTCTCTGTTGGTAAAAAGTCTTTAAAATAATTGTGAATTGCACTTATATTTCTATCCCCTTTTCTATATTGTCCTGTTGAAATATCAGTAATAATAAATCTTGGTATTATTTCCTCACCTATAACTTCGGATTGTGTATCTACTCCACTATCACTCTGAATGGCCAAATTAGTTTCTGATTCTACATAAGAGTTGTCAATTTGAAATACACCACCCTTTAATTCGTTAGGAACACTCACACCACTATCATTAAATTTATATGTGGTTGATAAAGCTAAATCTGTTTCTTGTTCATCACTGCCTAAAAAACCTCCAATGTTTGGAAATAATTGGGTTTTTTTACCTGTCTGTGTTGCAAAAAAATTCTCTCTATAAGATGTATCGTTGATATTTTGAGGTGCTAAACGAATTTCATTTCTTGTCGGAGATATTTCTTGTATAAAATATTTGTTTTCCTTTATGGACAGTTCAATAGAGCCATCGGTATGAACAGGACCCGACATAAGGGTTCCATCACTCATTTGATGAAAATTGTTTTCGCCTGTGTCAGTTAATGATGGAACTACGTTTGAGTCTTCATCAACTAAAAGGGTTTCATTAGAACCAGCCAAAGTTCTCAAGAAATTATATTTGACTATAAATTTTCCTCTGTCGTAACCTAATTTTCTTAAAATATTTCCTGTATTTATCTTCACACCACCACCAATTGCTCTTTGATTTTCATCTGGTAATGTTTCGATTTGTGGTTCGTTGTATACAAAATCACTTGCATCCACACGCCCACTATCTAAAAAATTTTCGTTTAAATCATAAATTAAAACTTCAATGTAATCCCTATCTAATGAACCGAATACGGCATTACCATCCGTGCCAGGTATTATTTTCTTACCTGTATCTAATAAATCAATGTCTTCTCTTTTTAATCTAATTTCCATTATTCGATTGGGTCTCCGTCTGGTATAGAATCTAATTCTTCTTGTGATAAACTTTTAAGTTTTCCTAAAGTAAAACCACGAGCATAAAATTCACCTAAGTTTCTAAAAATTCTTTTTTGAAATCCTTGTATTAAAAACCTTGTTTTATCGGTTGGGTCTTCAGTCGTAACTACCATACCGTTTGAAATATCAGATGGTAATTCATCTGCTATAATATCTTCAGATAATTCAGTAATGTCTCTTTCTATAATATTATTTAAAAGTTTTGTCTTATCATATTGAGCTTGTAATCTATTACTGAATGTTTTAGATTGTTCAATATTTTCTTGTGTAGTATATAACTTGTAAAGACTCTCATCATTGATAGTGACTGTTTCGATACCCTCATTATTTTCTATATTCTCATAAGATAACAAAACATTATTGTCGTCACGAAATGGTGTTGATAAATCGGATGAATCTTTAACCTTTATCAAATACTCTTCGCGTAAGTCATCACGAAAGTTGGTATAGAAAGTTAATCTTTGTGCCTCTTCTTGTGTGTATGGCATTATAGTGTGACCTTAAATGTAAATCCCTCGTCAATAAAAGTTCTGGTCTCGTTTGCAGTTCCACTACCACTCACGATTTTAAAATTCAAAGTATAGTATCTTTCAGGTTGATAACCTGTTAAATCCAAATTGAAAAAATTACTTGTTGAATCACAACTAATTTTAGAACCACTACCAAATGGAACTATTACATCCTCTGTCTCAGCATCTCGTATAGAATAGAAAGCACCATCACCATCAGAACTACCACTTGGTAAATATTTTATAGTTAGATTTGCTGCACTTGTTGCATAGGTATTAGTAGGGAATCTTGGTCTACCAACCAACCTAAATTTTGCTCTTGAATTTTCTTTATATTCTGGTCTCAAACCTCTCATGTAAACAACTAAATCCTCAAGGTCTGCACTTGATAAGGCACTTAATGAACCAGTATTCCAAGTGGTATCATCCCAAACTACTTCTAATGTTGGTGGATATTTTGTATGTGTATCAGAGGAGAAAAAAGAAAAATTACCAAATCTAGTCGTGCTACCCTCATCTGAACTTGTGACTGTATTACCTATACTACCACTTCTCTTAACCAAAAATCCGTGATTACTTATAGTCCCTTTAATCCACTTATCAACAATGTCTGTAACTTCCATACGAACATCTTGGGATTTTTTTGTGAATGATTGTGATGCTTCAAAACCACTACCAGTATGCCATGTTCCACCAGATGCACTGACGCTCGTATTCCATAATGTTCCATCAATTTTACCAAGTGGAAAAGTCCAACTACATCCCTCTGTAATTATAGGATTAGCATCAGCACGACCATCACCCTCTCTCCAACTTCTATTGAGAGGATAAGCATATAAACTTTGTGAGGTCGCTAATGCGGTTGGTTTTGCATCAAATAAATTTAAAAAATATCTTGAGCCTGATACAGTATTTGGTTTTGGTATTAGACCAGATACTATCGAACTCGAAATGTAAGATAACGGAAACTGTATGGCTATTCTTGAAACATCAATAGTTGTGCCTGTATCACTTATATCTTTTCTAATTTCTAATATCTCATCAAGTCCTGCATTTAGACTTGATGATGCCTCGTATAAGGTTGTGTCTTGGTCTGAAAAAATAAAATAATGCATCTTAAGCTCCTAAACCTGTGTTATCACCAACGACGGAACCTTTAATATCGCTGTTAGGGAATTTAATTTCAAATATACTTGGGTCTAAAGCCGTATACACAACACCGTTAATTGTTGCAGATTCTAAATCAAAAACGTTACCTGAGTAACCCTCACTTGGTTTGAATTTATTTGATAATTGAATCATCTCTTTAGAATCATTTGGTCTAACCACAGATGAAACACCATCAACTAGAGATATCCTATAAACTAAATCTGATAAAACAATTGGTTGTCCGATTTGCCAAGTGTTTACATCAAAAAAATCTTGAACCTCACTAACACATCTTAATAATACATCGTTTTTATTAAAACCAGCTTTTGTCAAAATAGAAAAGTCAACACCAAGATGTATAATGTATGCGTCTTTTATATTAATAGCATCTGTGACTAGCCTGTATTGTGACAAATATGTTTTTAAATTTTCTTTAACTACATCTGTAAGTTTTGTTAGACTGCCGTCACTAGCATAACCTAAAGTATACATATCCATCGCTAAAGGATTTGGTCTTGTGACCTGAACTTGACGAAGGGTTTTACCAACATCATCGTCTGTAATTTTTTCATCGAGACTTGAAAAATCATATGACTTGTTTAATTGGTCATCTTGAACTAAATGAACTTTTGCAATGTTACCATATTTTGCTGGTAAGGAGTATGCTCTTACGATATAATCATCTTTAGTAACAGCTCTTTGTTGTGCTTGATAATATGCCAACGCACTATCTCTTACCTCTCTAATTGTTTGACCACCTCCACCACCAGTAGCAGGATTAGGATTTGTAAATCCTACAGAATCTTTTGACTCTTGCACAATCGTAGATACTAATAAAGAATCTTGTATTTCAAATGTGATACTATTTATTTCATTTACATCATTAGCCGATGCATTATCATCGACACCACCACCAAAAGAATATTTAATCGAGAGTGTTGTATTAGATGGAGCTTGACCAAATGTCTTTGTGTTTAAAAAATTACTTGGGTCAAAAGCTCTTGTCAAGTAAGTTGGACTACCAGGTAAGTTCGAACCAACACTATCTGGATTAGGGATAATTTCTTCATCTGCATTTGCCGAAACACCAGCACCAAATCTTATTAAGGTCTCATCGTTTTCATTTATAAAAGTTGTAAATCTCTTTGAAGCTTTTTTGAGTTTTAATATATAAGGTGATACATCTCGGTTTAAAACAGAAGTCGGGTCATTTACAGAATTATTTTCTATATCCTCAAAAATGGTATCTCTTGCTAACGAATCAACCTCATACCAATTGTTACCATTTGTATCAGTGCAAGATATTATTTCTATAACATCAGAGTTTGCTAACTGAACTTCAGAATATTTTTCTGCTGCACCAAAAGTAAAATACTCTGTGGTTATTTCACCACTTTGTGCAGTAATACTTTTCTTTAATAAAAACTTTGTTGGATTACCACTATCTGTTTCAAAGATAGATAATACTCTTGGACTTGAAATGGTATCGATATTAAAATTAGCATCCTCCAAAGTCCTAAAAGTTGTACCTGTGCTTTTTGATTTTATAATAGCACCCGCTTTTACATTTAGTGCGTATCGCAAATCAGGTTTGTTGTCTAAAGCTGGGACTGTTTGAAATACATCTAATTTTACTACTGCAGGTGAAGTAACAATTGGTTTGTATCCAAAAGATTGTGCAATTGAATATACATTTCTTTTCTCTTCCGCATAGGCAAGTAATGATTCTCTAAATTGTGAATCAATGTAATAAGAAAGAACATCACCAACATAGGACGCCATTTCTATAAACATCATACCAGGTGAAGCTTCGTTGAAGTCGTTATATGTGTTGGGAAAATATATCTTTGCAAACTCAATCAAATTATCTCTAAAATCACTAAAATCTTTATTAAGATAATTTACATCTTTTACTAAATTTTTCTTTGTGCTAATTCTTGCCATTAAACTCTCTCCGCTGTGTATGAAGCATCCAATGAAATTGTTTCTTGTGTTTGTGGGTCTAACGAAGTGCTAAACTTTATTTGAACTACTATTTTATTATTGTCACCCTCTTCAGTTAAAGTATTGACTTCACTTATTACTATGTAAGGTAACCACAAATTTGTAGCTCTTCTCACCTCGGTGTCAATCTTTGCAGGTAATTCATCGTCTATTTGTTCAAAAATTAAAGCTCTTAAATTACTACCAAACTGTGGTTGATTTAATCTCTCACCTACATGAGTTAATAATAAGTTTTTTAGATTACTTCTGGCTTGTTCTAAAATTGTTTTTGTTTTTTTGAAATCACCACCACGACCTGGTTTTAGAGGCAAACTTAATCCGACATAAACATTTGGATTTAAATCGGTGCTTCGTGCGGACATTACTTACCTTTCTTATTCATAGCTTTCATCAGGTCACTATAATCACGAGTTAGTGCGTTAGTGACAGCTTCAGGAACTTGCTCGGAAGATACACCAGCTTTTTTAAAAGTGTCGACGGCTACCATATCTCTTTTTACTTCTTCTGGTTTTCCATACCCCATTAACTCCGCCATTCTTGAAGTATCAAAAGCACCACCACCAAGAGTTGGATATTCTTGGTTTTGTTTAGATGTTTTAGTTAGACCAACAGTTTCATTTAACACGTCGTTAATACTTTTGTTTTTTGTGTAAGAAACTTTTTCTTTTGGTTCTTCTTGAATAACAGGTTTAGATATTTGTTCTTCTATAAATATCTTTTTGACCTCTTTTTGGACTTCACGTTTGACTACTTCTCTGATTATTTTGATAAAGTCTTTTTTAGTCATAATAACTCCTACGATGTTTTTACTTTTTCACTTAAAATACTTTTTGTATCTGGCAACAATGCAAGTAAGGTTTGTATTGTTGTCCCAGCTGCTTTCTCAGTTGTAAAAGCATTTGCTCCATCAGATAATGCTTTTACTATACCATCTAATAATTTAACTAATTGGTCTCCTTTTACAACTGGCTCTAAATTATCATTACCACCTAATTTAACATTACTTGAATTTAATCTTATTTCTTGCCTTCCACTAATAAATATACCATCACTTTTTATTAGGACTTTTTTTCCTTCCAAAACTTCGTCATCAAATTTATTACCAACTTCTAAACCATTAGATATTAAATAAATTGAAGAATCATCATTATCAATACTTTCAGTTGTTTGGCCTGAATCTTGACGGCTAGAAACTCTCATTTTTATAGTTGGGTCATTATTAGGATTGTTTCGAGACAGATGAATAGAGTGACCAAATCTACCCTCGAACAAAGTGCAACCCTCACTAATTTTTATTGGTGCAACTCTTTTTTTTGTAAAAGTCCCATCCTCGGATAATTTGTTATCAGTATCCAATATACCTGTAACACCCGCTAAACTATTCTCGTTTACATTTTCTCTACGGTTTAAAATAGAGTCATAAAAAAATTGACCATTCAATTCTTTAACAGTAACGTGTTCACCCTTTACTGGTATTCTCAAAACACCTTGTGATTGTGGTTTTATTCTCGTCGTAACTTGTTGTGGGTCGTGTAAAAATATACCTTCAACTGCACCCCTATCAAATGGTTCATCAGTAATTACTTTTGTTACTTCCATCACCATTGTCTCATGATATATTGTTGCACCAGAATTAAAAACTTTTTTTACATAATCACTCAATTGTCTTGGTGTCGGTAATCTATCCAAATCTAAATCTGGTAAAACGTCACCTATTTTTTCTGTAAATCCCATTAATCTTTACTTGAATTAATTTTATTGTGAATTTTATCCGATTCGTTTTGAATATCGGTGACCGTATCCTCGATGTTTGATAATAACTGATTTTTTTCTTCCTCGGACAAACCAAATTCATCCTCAGCAGATGCTCGTTGTTCAGTTGATATTAATCTTTGAACAATACCAGCCATCTTAACAAGTTGGTCATCGTTCTTAACGTTTATTTCAAGATACTCTTTTATCATCGGCACTAACTGAACTGCAGTGTCACCATCCTTGATAAATCCTACGAGCTCTTTCGTTAGTATATCAAGTTGTTTTTTGTTATATTCTGTATTGTCGTAAATGTCTTTGAAAAGAGAAGAAAGTGACTTTCCATCAAAGATTTCATAATCGATAGCCATTTTATTACCTATATATTGTCAATTATAAATATATATCCTTGGAAAAAATAAATGGCATAAAAAAGGGGACTTTTAATCCCCTTTTGTGGAGCTGGTGGGAATCGAACCCACGTCCAAATGCTTTCAAAAATAAAGTCATTTACAGCTTAGTTAGGTTCCAAATACAGTAGTCACCTACAACCCACCATGGTCATTTTACAGATTGACAACTGAGAACTTTTACTCTGTTCTAAGAGTTGGTGTCTAACTTATTTTATGACCGAGTGTTAGACAACTCAGTATCCTACGCGTAAGCGTGAGATGGTTGAGAAGTTCTAGCTGGCTCGATAAATGTATCGAACATACGCTCTTGATTAGCTAAATGCCAATCTACTTCCAACCCTTGTAGCGATTTATCGCCATTTAGGTTTACGAGTCTTTTGTAACGAGACCTACTCAATCTCTGCTGCACTTTATTATCAAATAACACCTGTCGAAACCAGTCAGCCCCTATTTTTGGATAGGTCAATTAGATGTTCATCTTCATAAGTTTTCAATATTCTTTTTACGAGTGGATGTCTAACCGAATCTTCCCTATCAAATTCCATATGATTAACACCCTCTACGCCTTTAAGTCTGAACCAAGCGTCATAAAAACCACTCTTCTCATAATTAGTTACACCATTGGTTTTATACTTATCACATTGAGACATATCTCCTTGCATAATCATTTTACAATTATCTGATATTCTTGTCATGATTGTTTTTATCTGCATAGGTGAAACATTTTGTGCCTCGTCTAATATCACATAACAATTTTCTAAGTTGACTCCACGTAAAAAGTTTAGGACACTAATCTCAACTTTATTATCTCCTAATAATTTTGTAGCTTTATCTCTACCAACAATCTTATCTAAGATGGTAAATGTTGACTCATTATATTGTTGAATCTTTTTATCTAACTCACCAGGTAGATATCCTAACTTATCCTCGTTTCCAACGTCTACAGTAGGATTGATTATGATTAACTTATCATAACCCGTTCCACGACGTAGGACATCTTGTAGTGCTTTATAAACTGATATATAGGTTTTACCTGTTCCTGCTATTCCATGACATAAAACTAATTGAGTTTCTTCCTCACT